TGAACTTATCGACGCTCTCTATGGCGTTGCTGAGTCTCTCGACGGTAAGGATGTAAGCGACGAAGGTCGTTTCGCTATCCTGAGCCCTGCTGACTACTACACCCTAATCACAGCAGACAACAGCGCAGTGTCGCTTGCGTCTAATCGTGATGCTGGTGGTGTTGGTAACATCGCAACTGGTACAATCAGCCAAGTCGCTGGTATCAATCTTGTAAAGAGCAACCACCTCTCTTCCATTAAGGTCGCTGAGGCTTCTCAAGACCAAGATGACGATGGTGTCAACAATGATGTCTTCGGTGCTAGCGGTACTGGCTACAATGGCGACCTCTCTGCTACCCGCATCCTTGCAGGTACTAAGGAAGCTATCGGTACAGTCAAGCTCCTCGACCTCGCTACAGAGTCCGAGTACCAAATCGAACGTCAAGGTACGTTGTTCGTTGCTAAGTATGCAATGGGACACGGCGTCTTGCGTCCTGAGTGTGCTGTAGAAGTACGCTAAATTAATTCTGAGCCCCCATTGGTTAATTCCTTTGGGGGCTCTTTTTTAACTTTTAAATTTATATAATAATATGCCCACACTTACATCAAAGCTAGAAGCTGTTAACTCAATGCTAGGACACATCGGCGAGAGCCCTGTGAATAGTATTAGTGACACCAACGCGCTTCCTATCTCTGCCGCTACTGCTATCTCTGTACTGGACGAGGTAAGTCGTTCCGTTCAAGCTGAAGGGTGGCACTTTAACACAGAACTCAAAGTCACCCTGAGCCCTGCTGGGGATGGCACAATAACTTTATCGGACGACACCTTGGAGGTAGACACAATAGACACCTCTATCGACATCGCCCAACGTGGTCTAAGTTTGTTTGACCGCTCTAATAACACCTCAGTGTTCTCCAAAGCCCTAGAGGTTAACCTTACACGCCTACTGGACTTTACAAGTCTACCAGAGGCCGCGAGACGATATATAACCCTACGTGCCTCACGGGTATTCCAAGGACGTATGGTAGGCTCTCGTGAGCTAGAAGCCCTTATTGCTCGTGATGAATACAACGCACGGGCTGACCTTATGGACGCGGAAGGCAACAACTCTGACAGAACTATATTTGACAGCTACGCTGTAGCGTCCAGAATTGGACTCAACCGTAACTACGACATCTCCTAATGCCTCTAATTAACACAGCGGTTCCTAACCTCATCCAAGGTGTCTCTCAGCAACCAGACGCAACACGCTTTGCTGGTCAATGTGAGGAGCAGGAGAACGCTCTTAGCTCTGTTGCAGATGGACTTAAGAAGCGTCCTAATACTAGGCACATCGCTCGGTTACTTACGAGTGCTATTTCTGAGAATAGCTTTGTTCACTTTATCAATCGGAGTGACTCTGAGAAGTATGTGGTTATTCATGATGGTTATTGCCTAAAAGCTTTTAATATAACTACTGGTGCTGAAGCAACTATTAATGGAGCGACTGGTGGATACACTCCCGCGACTGGTAATTATTTAGCCAGCTCATCTCCTATTGATAGTTTAAAAGCACTGACAATAGGCGATTCAACCTTTTTACTTAATAATAAAATATCAGTTGCACCTAAAACAACCACTACCACCCCCTTAGAGAAGGACGGGGTTGTATTTGTTACGCAAGGAGATTACGATAAAAGCTACAGGGTTGATGCGAGAGTCACAGACGCAGGCGGAAACGCTGTAGGAGTGACACCCCCAACGATGCCTGAGTTTATTGTAACACCAGAAAGGTATTTACATTCTTCTAGTCAGACTGGCGGCTGGAATGTTACTACCACAAATAATTACAGGTGGCGCATTGGGTCAGTACAGGTTACTGCCGCTGGGGCAAACATTACGGGTGCTATTAATATAAATGTCACCAGCAACAAATCTATTTATACTAATCCCACCTTAGACGTAAATATATCGAATGGTTCGGTTATAAGTGTTACAGTTGTAAACCAAGGAAGTTTTGAGGGGATAACGAATAGTGCTGATAGAGTGGTCTCAGGCACTGGTAGAAATAGCTATACTTCACAAATTAATAATGGTTACAGGACTCCAACCACAGCCCATACCGTATCTGGGGGTTCAGTAGGCTCGGACGCAACTTTCTTTGCTGTTAAAAATTCAGGGAGTGGTTCATCTGCCAACACTAATTCTTCTACAATCGCTTTAGGATTAAAAACCCTAATGAACGGAGCCGCTGATGCTACTTTGGGAGGAGGATGGAATGGAGCATTTGAAAATGCAATTCACAACGATGGGGACAGTAATGTTTATCTAACGCTCACAGACCAAACAAAAGACTTTAGTCTGACCACGAGAGATGATTTATCTAATACAGGTTTAAGTGCGGCATATAAAGAAATTGACTCCCTATCTTCTCTTCCAGCCTCTAATAAAGACGGCTTTAGAATAAAAATCAGAGGAGACGCGGAGCTTTCAGCCGATGATTATTATGTAAAATTTTCAACAAACTCTAATGCGGTTTATGGACAAGGTGTTTACGCTGAGACTGTAGGCTTTGGAATTGTAGCAGGGTATGAAGCAAGCACAATGCCTCACGTAATCGTAAACAATGCTGTTAATTCCTTTGAAATCAGGGAAGGACGCTATGCAGATAGACTTGCTGGGGATGATAATAGCAACCCACTTCCCTCTTTTGTTGGTCAGCCTATTGATAATTTATTCTTCTTTAAAAATAGACTAGGTTTTCTTAGCCAAGAAAACATCATAATGTCTGAGTCTGGTTTTGGGATTCTCAATGAACAAGGAGAAATGGAGTATAACTTTGGGCGCACTTCAGTAACTACTTTACTAGACTCTGACCCAATCGACGTATCAGTATCAAGTAGTCGTGTCACTAACTTAAAATCAGCTAAAGGCTTCCAAGAGAACCTTGTGCTGTTCTCAGAGAATGGACAGTTTGTTCTGAAGGGAGGCGATGTTCTTACCCCAAAGACTATAAGCGTTACTCCAATTACGAACTTCAGCTTTGAAGACCAAGTAGACCCACTTCCATTAGGTTCGTATCTTTACTTCCCATTCACTCGAGGAGCCTTTACAGGTATGAGAGAGTTCACTGTAAATGCTTCAAATGATACCTATGAAGCAGCAGAGGTCACTGAACATGTTCCTGCTTACATCCCTAAAAACATTTCAGAGGACATGATTGCTTTACTTAGTGAAAAGGAATATGCTGATGGGACGAACGCACGAAACGAACTTTATATCTACAATTACTTCTGGAATAATAACCAGAAAGTCCTTAGTGCTTGGTCTAAGTTTACCTTCACAGGTGAGATGCGAGGCATTGAGTTCATTGAGTCTACCCTATATGCAGTCATCACCAACAACGGAGAAACTAACCTCGTTGAGATGCCTCTGGAGTCTGGCTTAACGGACACTGCTGGTTACGTTACTCACCTTGATATGCGAGTAGCTAAGACTGTTACTAATGGCGCAAACACTATCGACCTAAGTAGCGACTACACCCCAGCAAACAACTCAGTAGAGGTTTACACAACAGATGGTCTAAGGCTTAATTGCACAAACTCAGGAGCTACTGTTACTCTTGCACAAGCGGTGACAGGAGATACCAATGTATTCGTAGGTATCCCCTACACCATGAAGTACACCTTCTCTGAACAGCTATTTAAAGCCAAGGCAGGTCAAGGAAGCAGTCCTTCTAATGCCGCTAAGCTAATGGTTCGTAACGGTTCGATATACTTTGACAAGACAGCTTTCTTTAAGGTCAAAGTGACTCCTAAGTTCCGTGACACAGTTGAGAATATCTTTACGCCTGATATAGTGGGTTCATCCACACTAGGCTCCCTAGACCTCGACAGCGGGTTCTATCGTTTCCCTGTGTTCACCAAAGCCCAAGACACGACTATCACGATTGAGAACGAGAGTGCGTTACCCAGTAACTTTCAGAGTGCTGAGTTTGAATCTTTCCTACACTCGCGCTCAAATAGATATGGCTAACCCTAAAAGTATTGAAGGTAAATGCTCGGTGGTTATAGCTAAGGCTGACCACGTAGGGCAACTTTATCCGTTCATGCGTGAAGCTGACCAGATAGAAGTTACGTGTATGGGTAAAACTCCTAAAGAGGCTCTTCTTGAAGCATTAGAAGAGGACGACGCAACCTTTACCGCTCTTGACCCTAATGATGTTCCTTTTGCTATGTTTGGCGTTGGTACGGTCGAAGGAGAGGCTTATATTTGGTGTTTAGGTACTGATGCCGTAAATGATAACGGCTATGACTTTCTAAAAGCGTCTCGTAAATGGACACAGCTTTTAATTCAAGATTATGGCAGTGCCTGTAACTTCGTACACGAAGATAATGAGGTGGCTAAGAAATGGCTAAAATTCTGTGGTGCTGCGTTAATAGGCGAAGTAGAAATCAACGGCTATGTATTTAATAAGTTCGTTATACGCTATAATGCGCCTACGACTGTTGCCCTGCCTCTGGCTGAGTTCAGAGAAAAGGTTGTACAGCTAGAAGAACAGCTCAGAGAAAACCCTAATGCCATAGTAGAACAAGAGGATATAGATAGAGTAAATCCCCTTATGCACAGCTTTGGAGATAAACTTTACGTTCGTACTATTAAGATGCCTGCGGGACAACTCGTAGTAAGTAAAATCCACAAACACACTCATCCCTACTTTGTAATGAAAGGGGACGTGTCCGTATTAACAGAAGAAGGAGTTGTTCGTATTAAAGCTCCTTACCAAGGGATAACTAAAGAAGGAACTAAGCGTGTCCTTTTTATCCATGAAGAAACTGTATGGACTACCGTACACCATACCGAAGAAACTGAGTTAGATAAGATTGAACAGGATATCATTGCAACCAGCTTTGATGACCCACAGCTAGCCTTAACCCATACCAAAAACCTTTTAAGAGAAATATAAATTATGTCATTCGTCGCAACCGCTATAGCAATGTCTGTCGCTACTACAGCGCTGTCCATTCGCTCCCAACAAATTGCTGCTAAAGCGCAGGAAAAGGTACAACGAAACGCCACAATTCAAGAGCAACAGAGGCATCTTCAAGAGCTCTCTGCAAAGAGAGCTAAAGAAAGACAACAGATGATTGCAGATGCACAGCAACGCCAGCAAGTGCAAAAGAAAGCGAGAGAAGCTAGAGCTACTGCACGCGTTTCAGCAGCAGAGTCTGGGTTGCAATTAACAAGCACCAGTGTGCAGGCATTAATGGATTCCATAACCCAGTCAGAAGCTAACTATGCGTTCTCGCTTACTCAACAAGCTAACTTTAGAGAACAAGATACCTCTCTCTTCTTTACAGACGCCGCAATGCGTACTCGCAGTGAGCTTCTTAGAATTAACAAACCCATCTCACAACCAAACATTGCTGGTTCTATTCTTGAAGGAGCACAAGCTGGTATGAATACTTATTCATTTGGTCAAGACGCAGGATTCACAACACCTTAAACATGGCAAAAAGACAAATTACAATTAACGACGGCTCCGACACACGTAAGCAAGTCAACTTCGACTTACAACCCTTAGCACTTAGAACTGCAATCGCTGAGCGTCGTTATGGGCCTGTTAACGTACAAGCAACCCCTCTAACTACTCAGGCAGAGCAACTTAAGGACTTACTTACTGGAGCCACTGAGTTAGGTAAGGGCTATGCGAAAATACAGAAACAGATAGGACT